GAAACCCTTCAGGGTTTGGGCTAAAGCCCCTCTTGGATATATTCAGTCCGGGAGCCACTCAAGGGAGCAGACACAGACTGTGTAGCGGCCATTCTTAGGAATGGTCCCCTTCAGGGGAGCGAGCCGCAGCTGACTGCATCAGTTTTGAACATTTATGTTCAATCCTGGCGAGTGAAGAATCTTTCTTCCAACGAGAAGATCGATTCCTAGCTTAAGGTATCCGGTGGATGAATCCAATCCGGTACCTTCAAGGAAACCCTCGAGCATTGCTCGAGAAAGTTCCCTGTGACAGTGATCTGTCGCTTCCGACAAATCACTTGTCAGCAGCTCAAAGTCTCTATAGAGCCTTTCAGCTACGGGTGAAGTTTTACCTGTTCGCAGGTCTTCCACCCATTCCCACGCAGGCTCGGACCGGCTTAAGCCGGCCCGAGCTGATGGGATCTCCTCTAGCAGGGACGTCAAAAGATGTCCCAACGGCTGGAGTAGTATTGTCACCCACCATTCATTGGCAGTGACAATTCGAGCTTTCCCTCCCGGCTCAGCCGAGACGGATGCTCGCACTTGAGGGAAACCTATCAATTGATAGTTTTCATCAAGTAATTCTCGCTTTTGCCCTGCTTCAGCAGCGCATTGGAGAATCTGGAAACCTAGGTTACTGTCGTAACCAGCTCTCCGCATTCCGAGTAACCCTCCCGTTGGGAGGGGATCTCCGAATGAATATTCCTCTTGATTATAATCACGAGGAATACATAATGTCTGTCGCCAATTGACGCCAGCCATTATTGGGTAGTCTAGAACGTGAGTCCTAGATAATCCGGTTGAGTTCGCCCATCGGTCGAACTCAATTTGCACTTCGGCGGCCCTGCCGCCATCAGTGCGACTGTAAGCAAACGAACTTGAGTTCGTTAGACTTACATGTTCAGGATTCGCTAAGTCCTTTTGGACTTGCGACCTGTTGACTTTTCGTCCGATTCTTCGGGCGAGAAGTCTTACCGTCAACATCCTTTCTGGAGGAATGTCGACGGCTGGGTTTGTCAAATTGATTCGATGCTTACGCAACGAATCTTTTATCATCTCCCCCGTAGGGGGAGGCAAACCTCTTGTAGAGACAAAGTGTGCAAGGCGTGTGCCTTCACCTTTGCTCTTCAGGCCGCGATTTATGACTCTATCGAGCCAATCGTTGCCTGTCTTCCTGAATGAACCATCAGGTTCAAATCCAGGAAAATGACCAGGACCTTTCAAAGAAAGGTACTGATCAGATTTGATGGCGTTCGCTTTAACGAACATCATCAATTTCTTGTAATCAGCGAGCATCTCTTGATACCCGCTGGTCACACATTTGCTGACAACCCAACGGAATTGGGTTTTCACAAAATCCCCACCGTCCAAAAGGAACGATTCGGGAGAGGAAAGTAGCAAGCCGTCTTCGACGGCTAGCCAAATCCTTTCGATCCTTTCCAGTTCTGAGACTGGAAGTTTCGACAGCCTGTGGGCTATGTCTTTAGACAATAGTCCATGGCTAAGGTAATACCCCGCGAAGCCACGTTTGGCATCCCGAGGCACCTCTTCGATGTGGCGCAAGCGCCTACGTCCCTGTCGGGACGCTGGTGCGAACACATTAATGTGTACGTCCAACAACGAAAACAGTTTGTTGTCGCGGCTTAAGCCGCCGGCAAACCAGCTGTCCGGATCGGGATACGCCTCTAAAGAGGTCGAATCCCGGTTTCTATCCGCAAGAGATCCGTCGTCCG